GAGTTAAAATAAAATGACAGATAAAACATTTTTCGGAAGATTAAGAAGATTATTTTCAACAGGAACAATAGTCAGAAGGACAGACAAAGGATTAAAAGTTGCAGATTTAAGTAAAATACAATCCAACCAAAAATTGGCTACTAATCGATTAGTAGATAGATTTAATAAAATATACCAAAGTGACAACTATGGTTATAATCAACAAGCTAATTTTCATACGCTAAGACTTTCACTATATACAGACTATGAAATAATGGATGAGGATTCAATTATATCTTCAGCATTAGACATTTACGCTGATGAATGTACATTAAAAAATGAATACGGCAATGTACTTACTATAAGCACAGAAAACGAAAAAGTACAAAAGGTATTATACAACCTTTTCTATGACGTGCTTAATATAGAATTTAATATATGGCCTTGGATTCGTAATATGTGCAAGTATGGAGATTTTTATCTTAAGATGGATATAACAGAAGCAGTAGGTATTACAAACGTAACTGCTTTATCACCATACGAAATGTTTAGAGAGGAAGGCATCGACCCTAATAATCCAGAATTGGTTGAGTTTACACATGACCCAAGTATGGGAGGTCAATCAGGTCAATCAAATCCTAGAGGTGTACAAACAAAATACGGCAATTATGAAATAGCACACTTTAGACTATTAAATGACATGAACTTTTTACCTTATGGTAAATCAATGATTGAGCCAGCAAGGAAAACATTTAAGCAGTTAACGCTTATGGAAGACGCTATGTTGATTCACAGAATTATGCGAGCTCCAGAAAAAAGAATATATAAAATAGATATAGGAAATATACCACCAGCCGAGGTTGATACATATATGCAGAGAGTTATATCTCAAATGAAAAAAACTCCATACCTCGACCCTAAAACTGGACAGTACAATCTTAGATTTAATATGGCAAATATGATGGAGGATGTATATCTTCCAGTAAGAGGTGGTAATACAGGTACAGAAATAGATACAATGTCAGGAATGGAATTCGGTGGCATTGAAGATGTAGAGTACTTAAAGCATAGAATGTTTGCTGCATTAAAAATACCAAAAGCATTTTTAGGATATGAAGAGGGAGTAGAAGGTAAAGCTACACTAGCGGCACAAGATGTTAGATTTGCAAGAACAATTGAAAGACTACAAAGAATTTTTATCTCTGAACTTACAAAAGTTGCAATGGTTCACTTATACTCTCAAGGATTTACAGAGCAGGATTTAGTAGACTTTAGTTTAAGTTTAACAAGCTCATCTACAATTCATGAACAAGAAAAAATAGAGTTATGGTCTCAAAAATTAGATTTAATAGAATCTATAAAATCAGGTAGAATAATTTCAGAAGAGTGGGCATATAAAAATATATTAAATATGACCGAAGAGGAAATGAAAGAACAGCAGCGAGGTGTTGTACAAGATAGAAAGAGATACTTTAGACACAACGAGCTTGAAGGAGGAAATGACCCTGTTAAATCTGGTGAGGCTAAATCTACCGAATGGGCATTGCAAATGGGAACTCAGGCTCCAGCTTCAGTAGAAGGAGGATTTGACCCAGAGCCGGACGAAACAGATATGTGGGAGGAAGGAAACAAACCAGGTCAAGGAAGACCTAAGGAAGGTCCTAAGTATGGAACTCAAAAATCTGCAAGAGGTAGAGATGCTGTAGCAAAAGAGGAAAGAAAGAGAGACGCAAAGTTAAAGAACAATAAAAATCTCAGAAAATTTGAAGGTGCTGAAAGAAAAAGAATGGCAATAAATATATTTGATGAGATGGGAAAAAAGGAAAATAAAAAATCAACATTACTAAACGAGGAAAACATATTAAAAGATGAAATTTAATATATTTCCTGATATTTATTAGATATAAAAGTATATATAAAGATATATTAAAGGGAAGAAATTGGCAGTGAAACATTCAAAATACAAAAATACAGGTATATTATTCGAACTACTTGTAAGACAAGTCACAAGCGACACAGTAAACGGTGTAGATAATTCGCCTGCAATTAGTATTATTAAAGAATTTTTTAAGAAAAACACTTCACTTAAAAAAGAATTAGGTTTATATCAAACACTGTTAAGAGAAAAATTTAAGACAGAAAACAAGGCAAACGCATTTATTGATGCTGTATTGAAAGAAAGAAAAAAGCTTTCTAATTCTGTGTTAAGAAAACAAAAATATAATCTTATTAAAGAGATAAAAAAGAATTATAATGTTGAAGATTTTTTCAAGTCTAAAGTATCTAATTATTCTGATAACGCTTCAATATATTGTTTATTTGAAGGAGCTTCTCCATCTAACCAAGTAAGATATAGATATTCATTGGTAGAACAAATAACAAACTCTTCTATTAAGAAATCTAGAGTTGATGAAACATATGATATGTATAAAAAACAAGATAAAGATGTACGTATGTTATCATATAAAATACTTTTAGAAAAGTTCAACGAAAAGTATGGTACACTAGGTAGAAAACAGAAATCTTTACTTAAAGAATATATAGAAAATATATCTAATACTCAAAAATTAAAAGAATATATTCATAACGAAATAAATACAACTACAAGTAAATTAGACAAAGCTACAAAATTTGTTAAAAACAAAGTTGTAAGAATAAAACTTCAAGAAGTAAGTACTCAATTAAAAAATATAAAAGGTGAAAAAACGATAAAGGATTCTCATTTTATATCAGTATTAAGAACTTATGATTTAATCAAGGAGATAGCTAATGTCATTAAATAGTAAACTTGATAAAATGTTCGAAGATGACTACAATAAAGACGAAGAGTTGGAAGAGCTTAATATAACTGGAGGTGGTGAGGCATACGACACACCAAAGGCTTTTAAGAAAAAAAAGAAAAAGAAAGACGAGTCTACTTTTATGAAGCTAGCTAAAGAGTTAAACGAAATTAGCTATAAAGCCTATAAAAAAGATGAAAGTTTAACTTCAAAGCAAAAAGTAAATAAAGCGATAAAAGAAGTTGCTAGTCAATTATATAAAATTGAAAGAACTGTTAACCAAAATATAAAACTCAAAACCGAAGATGGTGTAAGTAGTACTCAATACTGGAAATCCACTCGAGGTAATCTTAGAAAAATATCTGAGAGAATGATGAGAATAAGTGAAAGACTTAGGAGATTCTAAATGGCAAAAGAACTTTTAATAGATTATTCTACTTTTGAGATAACTCCACAAATGATAAAGGAGTCAGAAGAAAAGAATAATGGTAGAGTATTAGTTTCAGGAGTATTACAAAGAGCTGAAGCCAAAAACCAAAACGGTAGAGTATATCCAAAAGAAACTTTAATGCGTGAAGCAAAGAAATATGCAGAGGTACAAATTGCAGAAAATAGAGCATTAGGTGAGCTGGACCATCCAGAATCTTCTGTAGTAAATTTACAAAATGTTTCTCATAACGTAAAAAAGATTTGGTGGAAAGGTAATGATTTGATGGGTACTGTTGAAGTGTTAAGTACACCGTCAGGAAATATATTAAAAGAGCTATTGAAGGCTGGTGTAAAACTAGGTATTAGTTCTAGAGGTTTAGGTTCAGTTAAAGAAATACACGAAGATGATGGAGGTGCTGTTGAGGTACAACCTGACTTCGAATTAGTTTGCTGGGATTTTGTTAGTAATCCATCAACGCATGGAGCGTTTATGAATCCAATGAATGAATCAGTAGGAAATAAAATTGATACTTATAATAAATACGATAAAGTTAATGGTATAATCAATGAAATGCTTTGCGATTTAACTTGCAAATGTTCATTGCCAAATAGGAGAAAATAAAAATGGCACAATTCGATATTAGAAAATGGAGACGCCTAAACGAATCAGTTTTTAGTGACAAGAGAATGACTGAAGATGAAAAACGACAAACATTGGAAGCAGTGTCAAGATTCAACGAGTACGGCAAGCACATATATAAAACACAAGAAATTGCAGAAATGGTTGAAGGTATAAAAACTTTGGCTGAAAATGCTAGCAAAATGGTAATGGAAAATTCAGCTGACTGGTTCGATGCTGTATCTGTAAAAAGAGATACAAAAGCAATCAGTGAAGCAGTTAAGGTATTCGAAGCTACAGCTAAGGAAGCTTCAACATTACAGCAGAGATTTGAATCTGTATTTGAAGATATCGGACAAAAACTTGGTAAGTATTATGAAATTAAAGAATTAGAAGAGAAGCTTGACCCTGTAGGTAAAGAAGATGACGATGTAGATAACGATGGTGATTCTGATGAATCTGATGAGTACTTAAAAAAGAAAAGAGCTGCTATTACTAAAGCGGTTAAAAACGAAAATAAATTTCAATCACAAGTTGACGAAGCATTAAGTAATCTTACAGAACAATATGTAGTAATTGACCCAAGAGGTAATGCAAGGCCTATAGGTTCTAAAATTCAAGGTGATAGATATGTTAAAGGTAAAAAAGGATATTATGTGATTCTTAAGAAAAATGCTATGAAAGCTAGACGTGCTATTGAAAAAGCAGGTGGTAATTCTACATCTAGAAAAATTCAAGATTTAATGTGGGATTTAAGAAGTGAAGGTGTTAAGGAATCTAAATTAAATGAAGGATTTGCAACTTGGAAAATGCAATTTGCTCCAATGACTTTGTCTGGTGTTAAATTGGACCCAAAGAAAACATTTACTGTTAAAGCTCGTTCAACTGTTGAAGCTATAAAGAAAGCGTCAAAAGCTGCTGGATTATCTGGCAATGATTGGATGGCTACACAAACTCATAAATTAGAAAAAGTAGGGTAGATATGAAAATAGAAAATAAAATAAGAAGTCTTATAAGAGAGGAAATACAAAAGATATTACTCCAAGAAAAATTTCAATCAAAAACACTTACCAATATATTCAATAAGTTTGGAGGTGGTGATAAAAAGTTTTTTGCCCAAACTGCAAAGAATAATGGTTTTGATTGGGCTAATACACCTGATGATGCTATTAGTAAAGGTGCAAATCCTAGCAACAACTTTATGAATATCTTTTTTGTAGATAGTAGAAAAGAAAATCCATTTCAGACAGGATGGGAAGGGGCTATATATCCAGGTATTATAGGTATTACTATAGGTAAAAAATCTATGTATTGGGCAAGCAATAGATGGAGAGGTCAAGGTTCAGGAAATATGATTGGTAATCAAGGTAAAAAACTTGATAACTATAAAAGATATAATCAAGTAGCAGATACAATTTACAATATCGATTTAAGTAAAATTCCTTCAAACAAAGATATTCAAGCAGCGAGAGCAGAAGCAAAACGAGGAGCAACTGCACTTCTAAAAGCTAAAACCATTAAAGACCAAAATCTTGCAAGGTATAAAAAAGCATTGCGAGACGCAGTAGCTGCAAAAGGTCCTAACGAGTTAAAGAGAATGTTAGATGAAGCAACTAAAATTGTACAGAAAGTATTTGAGTTTTCTACTGATATGATTAAAAAAGATATGAGTATTACAATGTGGGATAATTATAACTCTGTCACAAGTAGATATGGTGATATGGTTAGAGCATTTGAAAACTTTGCAAAAGAAACAAGGAATTATGAAAAATCTAAAAAAGATGGTGGTGAAGGTGATAGCTGGCA